CCCCTCAGCGGTGGCTAGCTTAAACGCCTCTGTGGACCTCTCGTGCGTGTACACCTTGCAGCCAGGAGGGAGAGGAGGACCAATTACATAGATGTTGTCTGACGCGAGCCAGCGGTCCATGTTGTCCATGTTGCTAAAGCGCTGGGTTACCTCCCACTCATACCGCTCTTCGTCGGTCCCGAAGGCTGGTATCTCTAGCTCCATCGCTTGCGCGCCCTGTAACGCTTCACAGCTTCAGCGTGCTTCGCTCGACCAGACTCTGTTTGCTGCCACGCCTTAGTCGCTTCAGAGCAGCACTTCTTGCACCAGCTGTTCTTGCCGTCTTTCATCCGGCTTGCTGTGCCGAAGGCTTCTAGGGGAAGCTCTTTGCCGCATCTAGTGCAGGTCTTTGAGGTAACTCCAGGCTGAATAACTGGAGGCTCCATCGCAGCCCGCTGACTAGCAGCCGCCACGCAAGTAGCGCAACGAGACCTTCTCCCGTCTTTTGCCCTAGAGTCTTTGTGGAACGAAGTGAGCGGGAGTTCAGCGCGACAGCTAGAGCATGTCTTCTTCACTTCTTGCGGTAGTTCCCACAGGGAAGGCGTTCCCACTGCTTACGGGAGTGACGCTTCATGCGGAACCACTGAGACTCAGAAACAATAAGCTCAGAAGACGCCTCAACGACTTCTTCCTCAACAACATCAACAGACTCTTCTTCGACTTCCTGAGCCTCAGCGGCTTCAGCAGTCTTGATCATGTCGATGTTCCTGCCAATGTCTGCGATGAGGGATGTCCGGTGCTTGCCACCAATCTCTGCTTGCAGAAGCTCCTGAAGGCCAGCAATGTCTAGCTCGCAAAGGCGAGCCCTGGCCTGCTTAACGGTAAGTTCGCTAGGATCAAACATCATCACTCCGGTGAATATGCCGACACAATAAACAAGGTGTACCGACATGGCAAAGCAATCATACAGAGAGATGCTTGCGCGAGCAGTTAAGAGGGCTGGCGTCTCTGGGGCTAACAAGCCCAAGCGCACACCCAACCACCCTAAGAAGAGCCACGTCGTGGTCGCTACAGAGGGTGGGAAGATTAAGACCATTCGCTTTGGGGAGCAGGGCGCTAAGACCGCTGGCAAGCCAAAAGCTGGTGAGGGCCGCAAGATGAGGATGAAGCGAAAGAGCTTCAAGTCTCGTCACGCTAAGAACATCGCCAAAGGCAAGATGTCAGCAGCCTACTGGGCAGACAAGGTGAAGTGGTAATGGCTACTAAGAAGAAACCGACTAACCGAACCAACGAAGCTCTATACCAGCGCATCAAGCGGCAGGTTACTGCTGGCAGCAAAGGCGGAAAGCCTGGGCAGTGGAGTGCTCGAAAGGCCCAGATGGTCACCCAGAAGTACAAGGCTAAGGGTGGCGGTTACAAGGGGGCTAAGAATCAGGCGCAGCGAGCGCTGACTAAGTGGGCCAAAGAGGAGTGGACTACTAAGTCT